ATAGTTTTTTCAAAGGCTAGGGAGTGCAACCCGAAAAGACGACTTCTCACCGTCCTGCCTTGATTCCGCTAAGTGAGATTGCCATTGAGAAAGGCGCATATGTTTTCGTACCAACATCATATTGGCGATTTTCGCCGAGACACAGCTTCCTTATCTGACGTAGTTGCAATGGCTTATTTAAAGCTATTGTGGATGTACTACGACACAGAATTACCACTTCCAGCAGACGCTAAATTGCTTGCATTTAAGATCGGTTCTGATGCCGAGACAGTGCAACTTTTGCTCGATTCATTCTTTCAGCTTGACGAAAATGTTTACCGTCATAAACGCTGCGACGCTGAAATTATTGAATATTACTCACGAAGTGAGAAGGCAAGAGACAAGGCTAATCAACGATGGAAAAATGCTAAAGCATCAAATAATCATGCTACAGCATTGCTAGAGCATAGCAACAGCATTGCTACAGCTAAGAAAAGTCATGCTAACCGAGAACCGATAACCGATAACCAAATATATATATCTAGCTTTGATACTTTCTGGAAACAATACCCAAGAAAGATAGCAAAGGATAACGCTAGGAAAGCATGGCTGAAGATTAAGCCTGATGAAGATTTAGTCCAGAAAATATTAACCGCTGTTAAAACTCATAAAACCTTCAAAGTTGAGGAACAGTTTATCCCTCATGCTGCTAGTTGGCTTAATGCAAAACGATGGGATGATGATGTTGCTGATAAACAATCCTCTAGCGGTTTGCCGACTTGGGCAAAAACGGCTTTTGAGGCGAAAAAAATAGGTGGTTGATATGAAGGGTGAGCATAGCCTTATAAAACAGCGTATAGACGGTTTTAAGCCGTTTGGCGTATGGATTTCTCATGCACCAACACCGTATTTTGACGAGTGGCATAAAAATGGCACTACTTTTCTTTACCCAGAGATACAAATATTGCAATACGAAAACCCTGCTGCACTTGATTTAAGGTTCGTTATTGGGCTTACTGTTCATGTATCTGGATGCAATGATTACCGTAAATCAAGGCGATTACATGATGCTTTGGTTGGAGCTAAGGCTGCTCGAGTTATTACGGTATGCGGTGGAATATTGATTGATAGCTTTTATGGAGAATTTGATGACTACGTTCCTGAATGACGGAGATATAGATTTTGCTCGTTACATGGCTGAAACAGATATTCAGGCTAGTGTTAAACCTGCTACTGCGTATTTAGATGATTTGCTGGATAGTTACTTAAACCCAAAGCCTGATTATGCGGTTAGCCCTCCTTGGGATTTAATGGCTGAAACATTTAAGTTTCGTCAAGGTGAGGTAACTGTTTGGGCTGGTCAGAATGGTTCTGGTAAATCAATGATGACTGGTCAGGTTGCTTTGGGATTAGTAAAGCAAGGCATTAAGGTTTGTATTGCAAGTTTTGAGATGAAACCGATGCTGACGTTGAATAGGATGATTCGGCAATTTGGTGGAGACAATTTTATGTATTCAACCGAAATTGACACTGAAAAAATGTTATCTATTTACAAGAGATTTGAGAGGTTTACTAATGACAAGTTATTCATATACGATCAGCAAGGGATGATTAATCCTAAGAAAATGATTGCGGTTGTGAAATACTGTGCCGACAAAGGTATCCAGCACATGATGATTGATAGTTTGATGAAGTGTGTAAGTGGTGAGGATTCGTATAACGAGCAGAAAATGTTTATTGATGAGCTTACCGCAGTGGCTCGAGACTATAACATCCATGTTCATTTAGTTCATCACATTAGGAAGTTAGGCAATGATGAGACAAGACCTAGCAAGTTTGATTTGCGTGGTTCTTCATCTGTAGCGGATCAAGTGGACAATATTTTAATAATGTGGAGAAACAAAAAGAAAGAGCATGATATTGAACAAGGTATAGAGGTTGATGAGAGAACTCCTGATGCTTTGTTAATGTGTGAGAAGCAAAGAAATGGCGATCATGAGAAATGGTACGAGTTCTGGTACGACAAGAATTCTCAACAGTTTTTAGACAGATATGCTGGAGCCTTACATGACTACGATAACAGAGGAAGATTTACGTCATAGGTCAGAGGTTCGTCAGGTCTTAAAGTGGCGAGTAGAAAGCCGAGATAAAGCTGTTCAATACCTAGCTTTAGTCCGCAAAAAACGCGGTGATTCTAAGGCTAATTTGCTGGAAAAAGACTGTAAGGATCAATGGTCAAAAGGTAATCGTGGAGACATGGGAGTCTGGATAGAATGATGGTATGCCTAGCCAGAAAGAGTTATTTAGACGCAATATTAGGGTTCTATCTGAGGATGAGATAGAGGCTCTAGGCGTTAAATACTTGGGCAATTATTACTACTACTATCCTGATGTTGTTAAAAAGTTAATCAAGGCAATAGAACGCAAATTAAGGGGTTTAGATGATAAAAAATGAGGTAATTAATGTTTAGAGCAGCCAGAGCAGACGAGAACCAAAAGACCATTGTAGAGCACCTTAGAAAGCACCATATGGAGGTTCAGCATCTACATTCGGTAGGTAAAGGCTGTCCTGATCTATTGGTTGGCTACAAGGGAGTTAATGTATTACTTGAGGTTAAGAGGGATAAGACTAAGAAACTAACACCGGATCAGGTTATCTGGCATCACAACTGGCGAGGGCAGGTTGCAACTGTAGCAACATCAGAGGAAGCTTATAACGCGGTAATGGAGCAGGTTAAAAAATATAGGTGAATAAATGCCGCGATTACTAGGAATGGATGTTTTATCTAAATTTATTAGATGCAAACTTGGATATGGCTCAAAAACTGGCGTAAGCATATATGAGCTAACTTGTGATGTTCTTGCAAGTTATGGAATTCCAAGGCCAGATAATGTGTCTTACCAAAAATGTGTAGAGAATAATTTAGATTTTATTAACGAAGAATGCAGAAAATTATTTGGCAAAAAGGCATTGCCTAAACCAATTGCTTACAAAGAAAAATCTATTAAAAAAAGTAAAAAGAAGAAAAAATCTATTAGACCCCAAATAAGTAATTGCGGTAATGTAATATCTAATGAGTTTTTAATGACGTATGAATGGCGAAAACTCAGGATGGAAGCATTAAAGCTGCATGGGTCTACTTGTCAATGTTGTGGGGCATCTCCAAAAACAGGCGCTGTTATGAACGTAGATCACATAAAACCAAGAAAGTTATTTCCTGAGCTTGCGTTAGACATAAACAATTTGCAAGTTTTGTGCTCTGAATGTAATCACGGTAAAGGTAATTGGGATCAAACAGACTGGAGGAAGCCTCTCTTATTGTCTAAAGGAATATGATTGCATTATGAAAACAATTGATCCTCATGAGGCAATCAACTTCATGATTAAGAATGCTGAGGCATACGCTAAAGCCAAGGCTGAAGTTACTTATCTGGAGGAATTTCGTAAAAGCAAGAAAGCTATTTTATTTGGTAGTGCTGTAGGAAATACGATAGCGGATAAAGAGAACAAGGCTTACGCTCATCCAGAGTACCAAGAGCTATTAAAAGGGCTTCAGGAGGCTGTAGAAAGGGCTGAGGCGCTGAAATGGATGCTGGTGGCTGCACAGGCAAGGATTGATGTCTGGAGATCACAGGAAGCCTCTAATCGAGCAATAGACCGTAATACTAACTAGGAGAATAATCATGGAATATAAAGAAACTGATGACTCAAATCTGGCTGAATGTGAATATTGCGGATATGTTGAAGATTGGGACGAAATCCCTACGGCTAATGATCCTTGGTGCTCTGACGGTACGGTAACGGTATGTCCTAAGTGCAATGAAGGTGAGTCGTTTAGAGATTATGAGGTCAAGGATGAGCCTGTGGCGAAAACGGATGATTGATGATTTACAGAAACAAGAGGCTCTTAGAGTTAGTCCGAAACTTCCCATGCCAGCACTGCGGAATACAGGACGGAACGGTAGTAGCGGCGCACTCAAACCAGTTGCGAGATGGGAAAGGAAAGGGTATAAAGGCTAGTGATTATCGTATTGCTAGCCTTTGTTTTATCTGCCATTCCGAGCTAGATCAGGGCAAGAATTTGTCTAAGCAGGAACGGGTAGAGATGTGGGAAGAAGCGCACAGAAAGACGATAGGATTACTTTTTGATAATAACCATTTAGAGGTTAAATCGTGAAGAAAACCAAGATGGAGAAGAAGGTTGGCAAGGTCATGTCAGAGTTCAAGGCTGGCACATTGCACTCAGGCAAAGGCGGTAAAGTTGTTACTAATCCGAAACAAGGAATTGCGATTGCGCTTTCAGTTGCTGGCAAGTCTAAGATGAAGGCCAAGAAGAAATGAAGTTTTGTTTTAGATGCAAACAAGAAAAGTCTTATGAGTTTTTCTTTAAGCATCATCAAACTTCAGATGGATTCCATAGTTGGTGCAAGTCATGTTGCACTGAAGGAAATAATAAATCTAGGGCTAAACAAAATTCTACAATTGAGGGTAGAGCAAAAATATTTTTACAAAATGCAAGAAAAAGTGCGGCAAAACGTAATCAAGAATTTTTGTTATCTGTAGAAGATATTGTTAATTTTTGGAAACAGCAAGACGAAATTTGTGCATATAGCGGTAGAAAAATGACGCTTGATGCTGGAAAACTAGAAACTGTTTCTATTGAACGGATTGATAGTTCTATTGGTTATACAAAAGACAACACAATTCTTGTTTGCCAAGCTATAAATAGAATGAAATCAGATTTTAAATATGATGATTTTTATGAATTGTGTAAGGATGTTGCTACATTTTTGGGTGATGAAAATTTAAGTTTATCTGTTGGAGCGTACAAATGAAAAAAAAGGGCGATCCGGGTTTATACGATGCAATCCACGCCAAGCGTAAGCGTATAGCTGAGGGTTCTGGCGAGAAAATGCGGAAGCCGGGGACTAAGGGTGCTCCGAGCAAGGCTGACTTTAAGCAAGCCGCTAAGACTGCCAAGCCGAGGAAGAAATGATTAAGCGAGGTAAAGAGGAGTTTGCTGGCTATAACAAGCCTAAGAAAACTCCGAGCCATCCGACTAAAAGCCATGCGGTATTGGCTAAGTCTGGCGATCAGGTAAAACTCATCAGATTCGGTCAGCAAGGCGTTTCTGGCTCTCCTGATAGAGAAGGTGAGTCTGCGGCTGATAAAGCCCGTAGAGCCTCGTTTAAAGCCCGCCATGCGTCAAATATCGCTAAGGGAAAGATGTCTGCTGCGTATTGGGCTGATAAGGTGAAGTGGTGAGTCACCAGAGCCAGTTAAATTTCGTTAGCAGTCTGAAATCACAGTTTCCTATATTTTTTGCAGGTCAGAAAGTATTGGAAGTAGGAAGTTTGGACATTAACGGCTCGATAAGACAATTCTTTGTAGGCTGTGATTACACTGGTGTTGATTTGGGAGAAGGAAAAGGCGTTGATTTAGTGGCTAGGGGAGAGGAATTAGATTTTCCTAATGGTCACTTTCAGGTTGTAGCGTCTTGTGAGTGCTTTGAACATAATCCTGAATGGGAAGCAACATTTAGGAACATGATTAGGATGTGTAGTGGTCTAGTATTTTTTACTTGTGCAACTACAGGAAGGCCTGAGCATGGTACTAGACGGACTAGCCCTAGTGATGCTCCTTTTTGTGGTGATTATTACCGTAACTTAACAGAAGCAGATTTTAGGGAAAAGTTCGACTTTAGTGAGTTTGAGCAATACGGCTTTTCTGCTAATCGTGATCCTGCTGACTTATATTTCTGGGGTTTATGCAAGCAATCGTAATAGCTACAGTTAATAGCCCGTCTATCTATGTTCTTTTGGAGTCACTCAAACAATATGCCCCAGATATACCAATATTCCTTAGCGGTAATAATTTGGGATTATGGGCAAGAACTAGAGACTACGGAAATATCATCTTCAAGCCAAATAGTGCTACCAATTTCGGGGATGCATATAACGAGATTATCGATTATGCGTTTACCAGACATGATTCATTGATTGTATGCAATGATGATGTGGTATTCACTCCTGATACCTATCAAAAGTTAAAGAAAGACTATGAATTCCTGACAGTTGATAGGGAATACAAATTAGGATGGTTGGGAGCCAGATCGGATTATGTGCTTAGAGATCAGAATATACGGTTTCCAGTGCAGGGAGATGGAGTTCAAGGATTAAAGTACTTGAGCGAAGGAAATATTAAGGAAGTAGACGTAATTGCACCTATTTGCGCTGTAGTAACAAAGGAAGCATGGAAGGTAGCTAAATTTCCTAGCATTAATTGGTTTTCAGATAATATAATCTGTATGGACATGAGTAAGGCAGGATTTAAGCACTTTGTAAGTACAGCGTATGTGCATCATGCTGGATCACAAACAGTGGGAATGGATTACGAGACGTGTTTAGAGGAGCCTAAAGCGTGGTTAAAGGCTAATAGGCCAGATATGTATGAGATATTCTACGCATGACACCTAAGAGGTAATGCAAAAATGGAAACAAATACTGATAAAAAAACTCCAAAAATCGGCGAAGGACTAGCAGGGCCGGGTAGACCTAAGGGTGTGCCTAATAAGTCCACAGCTATCGTTAGAGAGGCTATAGCTAATCTACTGGAGCGCAATGCTCCTAACATGGACAAGTGGCTCAATGAGGTAGCGCAGGAAGATCCTTACAAAGCCCTAGATCTGATGAATAAGCTCAGTGAGTACCATATCCCTAAGCTGGCTAGGACAGAGGTAACGGGTAAGGACGGTGAGCCTCAGCAGCACGTAGTCACATGGCAGAAGTAACGGATGGAGATAGTAATCCCATATGCTCCAAGAGAGCAGCAAATTGCCATTCACAATGCTATAGATGCCAGCAGATTTACGGTGGTCGTTGCTCATCGAAGGATGGGAAAGACTGTAAGTGCTATCAACCACCTCATCAAGGCAGCGGTACTCAACGAAAAGAAAGACCCACGTTATGCCTATATTGCTCCAACATACGGACAGGCTAAACGGGTTGCATGGGATTATCTCCAAGAGTACACAAGACCACTAGGAGCGACTTATAACGTATCTGAGCTTAGGGCTGATTTTTGGGGGCGTAGGATTAGTCTTTATGGGTCTGACAATCCTGATAGCTTGCGGGGTCAGTATTTTGACGGAGTGGTCATTGACGAGGTTGGCGACCAGAACCCTAAGATTTGGAACGAGATTATCCGTCCAGCGCTGGCAGATCGTCTTGGGTGGGCTTTGTTCATTGGCACTCCTAAAGGTAATAACCATTTCCACGATCTAGCAGAAAGAGCCAAGACTGAGGCAGATTGGTCATTCCTAGAGTTCAAGGCCAGTCAGACTAAGATTATCCCAGAGCAAGAACTTAAGGCTGCTTTAAGGGAAATGGGTCAGGACAAGTATGACCAAGAGTTCGAGTGCTCGTTTAATGCAGCGGTGGAGGGCAGTTACTATGGCGCAATTATCAATGATCTTGAGGCTAATGGTCGTATTGCCGACTTTCCTCGTGACGATCTCTGTTGTTCTTTTACTGCTTGGGATATTGGGATGGGCGATTCAACGGCTATCTGGGTTGCTCAAGTGGCTGGAAAAGAGGTACGTTTACTGGACTGCGTTGAAAATCACGGAGTAGGACTAGACTGGTATGTCTCATGGTTGCGCGAAAACAATTACCAGAGCTTTGACCATATTCTCCCTCATGATGTTGAGGTAAGAGAACTAGGAACAGGTAAGTCTCGTAAGGAAGTATTGCAGGAAGCTGGTTTAAATGTGACTGTAGCTCCTAGACTATCGATTGCAGACGGTATTCAGGCCACTAGAAGGCTGCTTCCGAGGTGCTGGTTCCATCCTGATACAAAGCAGGGATTAAATGCTTTGAGGAACTATCGTAAGGAATATGACGAGAAGCGGAGTGTGTTCTATGACAAGCCACTTCATGACTGGTCGTCACATTTCTCTGATGCAATGAGATATTTAGCAGTAGGTCTTGACGAATCGGATGGATCGTGGTCAAAACCGTTGCCAAATAATGTAAGATGGGTTGTATAATGAGCAAAATTTCCCATAGGGGCTGTTATGCTCGATTCAGGCACAATCAAGGGCATCCTTGAGAATGAAATAGATAACTCGCTTGGTTACATTGATTCTGAGACAGTAGAGGATCGTAAGCGAGCTTTAGAGTATTACCTCCGTCAACCTTATGGGAATGAGGTCGAAGGAAGGAGCCAGATTGTCACTGGCGAGGTTGCAGAGGCTATCGATGGCGCTCTCCCTCAACTTATCCGAGTCTTTACGACTACAGAGGATATTGTCTACTTTGAGCCTAAGAGTCCCGGCGACGAGGAATCTGCTAAACAGGCCACAGACTATTGCAATTGGGTGTTCTACCGTGAGAATGACGGACTCCTGATACTTCATAACTGGTTCAAAGATGCGCTGCTTCAGAAGGTAGGTATCGTTAAGTCTTATTGGGATGAGCGTGTAGACGTTATTAAAGAAGAATACGAGAACCTGTCTGAAGATGAGCTTGCTCTATTGCTGGCAGATCAATCCTTAGAGGTTATCAAGCAGGAAGTAGAGTTCGAAGAAGTAGTCGATATGCTTGGGAATGTCATGCAGA